TTAGCTTTAAATAATTCAAAAGTAGCAGAGGATCTAACCACCTCTAAATCTACCAGTGTCGTGCTTCCTGAATCATTACAAATTAAAATAGATTTTACAACATCAGTTGTAGGAGGCACAGGTGGTGTAGCGCCAGGATTAGCTGTTGGCACCGTTAACAGGGTTGTTAAATCTGTTGATGTAATGTCAACCATTGAGCTTTTAAATGTATTAGCCAAGAAAAAATGTCTCCGATTCTGATTCTTCTCTTAAATCTTGTTGAAAGTTTGTATTAAGCAAAAAAACTATTTGTTCTAATAATCTTATCATTTGGTCGAACTGACCAGCATCATATTCTGGTGTAGCATTAGGTAATCTAGTTATATTTATTTTAGCCATTATCTTCTTCCATCTGGTCTAATTTCTAATTTTTGTGATCCAAGTCTCCATGCTGTATCATCTACAGTGTTTGTTGTGTATCTAATTTTAACTGCTCTACCTCTACCTCTCACACTTATTTTTTCTGTGGTGCTTGTTATAGATCCACTAGTCTGAACATTTGAAGATGATTGAGGATATTGTTCTAATGTTAATCTTGCAGTCATAGTATTAGCAAGATTATCAAAATCTGGAACTAATTTACTCACTGACATTAATTGATCACCGTCTGCTATTTCCACAGATCCTGTTTCTAAAAAGGCTGTAATAGCAGTGCCATCTGCTTGATTGTTACCAGTTTCATGTTCAAATATAGATGACGCGCCAGCAGTTAGACCAAGTATGCTTGTGGCATTTGCGGTTGCAGATGAACTATATTCTGTGGCTATTGGTTTTTCATAAACATAAGCACCGAGCCAAGTAGTTCTAGCTAAATTTATTGTATACCAAGTTCCTTCAAGATAGTTATAGGCAACTGCTCTATCTATTTGTGTAGCATTTGAGGATGGGTAATACCAAATTATTTCATTGAAAGCTGTGTTTAGACCCACGGCAATATCATTTTTGTTAGTGTAACTTAAGTCATCAAATACATAATCTTGCACTGAACATGGCATTTTTTTGACAACACCATCGAAAAGATAAAATGCGTCATCAGACATCCAATACGCTTTTCCGTTTACTTCTATAGCTGCGTGTTGAGCTATCAAGCCCGCGTTAGCACCAAGTTGTCTAAGACCAAATGTAAAAGGTGTGCCAACAAATTGTATTCCGTGTAATGACGTGTCTGTCCATACTAGTATTTGACCTGTTGATTTAACAGCGCCAACTATTCTAGACCCATCTGTAATTCTTAAAGATCCTGCTTCGTTTGTAGCTACAGGTGTGTAATCTGTTGCGTCTTCTCTATCTGAAAACCTAAATAATAAATCATCTTGTGTGGCTGTATTGCCAATCGTCGTTTCTGTTCCAAATATTAATAAGTGTCTGGTATCTGTTGAAACAATATTAAATCTAGAAGCAGTCGGAGCATTTGATAATGCAGTTGCTCGAGCTCCTAAACCTCCTGAGGTGTCCCATACAAAAGTGCCACCATTTAAAACAGTAGCAATTAAATCTTCACCAAAATTATCTAATGACCAGTTTCTACCTTCAATAACAACGCTTGATGAAGATCTTGGCTCATCCCATGTGCTTGTGCTCCATGTTTCTGTGCCCCAACCATATCCATATGTAGACGCAGTAGGACCAGGATTTATTTGATAGCTTGCATCTGTTGAACCACCACCTGCTGCTGTAGTTCCGGATGCGTTTGTTCCAGCATTTATTGTATAGGTATTGCTAGTTGGTACAGTTAAAACTTCAAACTCAGCATTAAAATCTATACCATCTACTACGTTCGTAGCAGAGCCATTATCAAAAGTAACGAACGCACCGACTTCAGCTAGATGTCCAGCATCAGTAACTGTTACTGTAGCAGAACCACTTGATGTAGCAAAAGGATTTGTAAGACTAGCGGTTCGTCTTATAGGAGTAATATCGTATACTTTACCTTCAGAATAAATATATAGTTTTCTATCTGAGCCTAGGGCCAAATATCTTGTACCATCTAAGCCTATCCAAGAGTGTGTATCTCTAACGACACCAACCACCGTGACATTTGGATTAGGTAAATTTGCCCATCCACCCCATCTTTCAGGTTTACCGTAATGAAATCTTACAAAATCAGAATCGACATATTTACGATCATCTCCTGCAGAATATGCGGTATCTTGCTTGTCAATGCCAGGGCGAAATTTTAAGTCAACTAATTGCATAGTTTAGATAGTATTATCGAATTTGCATTGAAATGCAATGGATACTCTCATAATTGGACACATTCTTGATACTTGAACACCTCTGTGGGGCAGATAAGAAGGGAAAATAACTAATCTATTAGGTAATGGTGCGGCGCCATCCAGAATTCGAGTTTTAGCAAGGTCATATAATAAAATCTCTCCACCCCAACTTGTGTCCCATCTGTCATGAGCAAAATAGACAATAGTAATATTTTTTGAAAATGTTGCGGTATCGTCTTGATGAACAGTCTGTTCACTTAAAGGATAGTTTGCGTTGAAAAAAACTCTATCTAAAACATTTTTATAATTTTCTTCTACTTTAACTGTAGCATTAATTGTGTTCCAAAGATTATAAATTACATTTGCTTCGTTAAATCTTTTATTTTTTATTAAATCATTAATTTTGTTTACGTGATCTGCCGCTCCAAAATTTACGTTATTGTCTGCATCGTCAGATCTTGTTGTAAAACTCCAAATACCGCTCTGTACTTCTTTGGTCACCAACGCAAAAATTTCTGGTGGCGCTACGTCGTCAAGTATTTTAATAATTCCCATATTTTAAGTCTGTCCAATATTGTATGCTAAATCTTTGTTGTGGGAAGGGCACATCTTTACCACTTTTAGATTTAATAGGTGTTATTGCATGATGAATATACGTTGGAAAAACAACCATTATATTATTTTGATTTGGGATTTCTATAGTTCTACCTTCATCCATAAATAACATGTCCCCACCAGAAAGTTCATCGCCTTCGTTTAAAATTAAATTAAATGTGTAAAATTCTGAATCTTGATGCCAATTGTAATAACCACCATTGTTGTAAGATATTACGTGTATTTTATGTGTTTTTTTCTTTTTTTCTAAAAACTTAAACACGTTTAATCTACCGTAATTGTTAACAAAGGTAGTAAATCCTTGATGAAAAAACCAATCATTTAATTCTAATATTGATTCATTATTTGCAGGAACTTTACCATCCCTTATTTCATCTTCTGTTATCCAGTAGTCTAAACCTCCACATTTACTATTAAATAAATTTATAGCTTCATCTGTCCAATTAGGAATTCCAAAATTACGCCTGTTGTTCATTAGATCTATTTTAATTTTTTGTAGCATCGTGTCTGGTAAAAAATTTTTACAAATAATTATATTTTCAGATGCGTATTCGTAATTCATTTTGCGCCTTTAAATTGAGTTGCCACGTTACCCCTAAATGCATAGTTTCCGTAATGAGTCATACCACTCACTATATCTGCATATATTTTGCCGCCCATGTTTTGCCATAAACGACAAAAAGCGTAGTCTTCTGATAAATATCTTTTGGTTTTTGGTTCTATCATTGTATCAAAAAAAGTATAATTCCAATCAGATGTTTGATGATAATCAAATTCTTTGTCATGAGATTGATTAATATGTTGATCTGGTATAAATTTTAATTCTGGGTAAACCTTTGCCATTCTTACAAATACCTCTCTTTTAATCAACATAAAACCAGTCGGTCCATCCATAACTTCTATAAACCCTTTATCTAATAATATGTTATGAGGATCTTTTACATTAAGATTATATTGTAATGATGCTGCCAAAAGCTCGTCTTCAGGCATATCTGGTTTTTCTTTTAATCTTTTCTTTACTTTAATCCAATCAATAGTTTTTCTAGGATATATACCAGTTACAACATCTTTGTCGTAATCAAGCATTCTTATCACTGCCTCTGGATTAAAAGCTAAATCAGAATCTATAAATAAAAGATGAGTATAATTACCATCCATAAACAATTGTACTAGAGTATTTCTAGCTCTAGTTATTAGTGATTCGTTTCCAATTGTTCCAAACTGTAATTCTATTTTTTTTGTAGCAGCTAAAGCTACAAGCTGCATACAACTTTTAAAATAATCCGCTGTTATCATACCGCCATAACAAGGAGTGCCTATAAAAATTTTTTTCATGACATCTCCTGGTTTAAAAATTCATCCACTATTTTTTTTGGATCTATTTCTACACAATATGGATAATCACTAATTAAATTTTTATTTTGAGTATAACCAAACATTTCTGGTTTTGAAGTGCCCCAAAGAACAACACCTTTTTTGTTAAACGGTTTATTTGAACACATGTGTTGTAGTGAACTATCAATCGATATAAATGATACACAATATTTAGCCAATATCATAAAATCAATTTTGTCTACAAACTTTGGATTGCCGCCAAAGTTATTAAAAGCCATGGTGTTTAGTAAAGGCTCCTGCTCATTGTCATGACCAAAAACAATTATGTTTACATTTGGTAATTGTTCTCGCAATAGATTAACAACTTCTTGCCCTTTATTATAGTTTCTACCATGATTTTCTGAGTCATAATTTTCTATCTTTGCACCTTGTCCGCCTGTAAACTGCACTAAGATAAATTTACCTAACTTCATTATGTCTTTTTCTAGTTCTTTTTCTCTTCTTTCATTAATAGAAAAATTAGGTCTTCTGTCATCATTGTCTGGCAAGTCATACATTTGTCGCCAATAATCAATGATGTGACAATCGCCTTTCAGAAAATTAGATTTGTATGGTTCATTGTAAAAAACATTCCAATAATTATTGAAGAAAGTATGTGTATGGTCATGCAAAGGTAGTATGTGTAGAGGTGTAGAGAGAGCAACTCGTTTGTCATTTTTAAAAAGTTCTGGCCAACCTGACATGATACAAATTTTTTTTAAAACAGTTAAATCGTCTAGTAGCGAGGTAAATTGTAAATGTTTGCCAACTCCACCTTCTAAAATATGTATGTCTGGTAAATTATCTGGTTGCATATTCTACCTTTAAATATTCTATTTTTCTAACCCATCCTCTCGGTATAGCTACAGCTCCACCTCCATGGTTGTCATCTTTGTCAACACACCATGATCGCATAATCACAATTTTGTCATCGTTATTTACAACCATGTATCCAACTTCTTGGCACACGGCCAACGGTGCATCGATTATATCTTTTAAGGGCAACCATCCCGTTTCTGTGTCACGAGCATCTAACCACGTTACACGTACCATTGGGACTCTATTAATATTCATTATAAAAAATATTAAGAGTGTATCTTTCAGAGCTGTCTCCAAAAGATTGTAAATCTGAGTGAGGTATTTTACTTCCATTAAAAAATAAGGCTCTATTTTCAACAAAACCAATGTGAGAAGATAAAGATTTACCAGTCATAAAACCTGTTCCATTATTTAATAATGGATTACCTTTTACAAATAATAAAAAATTTGCGACGTTATCTTTTTCCACATCAACATGAAACAAAGGTTCTTTATTGTTTTGTCTTTTATGAGCGCTTACTGAAATAGGTTTAAGATCCCTATTTGGAAAAAAATAATTCTTTATTAATTTTAGTAAAGGATCAGTGTGAAAACTATGTGGAAATGTGTGTCTGTAACCATATATTTGACCCTCTGGGTTTTTAACCTCTGTGTAATTAATATTTAAAAAAGTTTCTTGTAATGACTCTAAAGTTTCAATTGATAAAAAATTATCCACGTACATGACAAATTCCGTGTTTTTGTTATGTTGCATTATTTTTCTTCAAATTTTGCATCTTTTGGCACTAAGCGTAGATTAAAAGATACTGATCTTCTTTCTTCGTTTGGAGTTCTAAATGGGTAAACCATATGAGTAAGCCAAGATGGAAATAAAAATATGTCTCCTACTTCAGGTGGATGTTGAAGTTTGTGTCCACTAAATGTTTTAGGATCTCCACACATAAAAAGTATATCACCGACACTTGGATAGTGATCTTCTGCTTTTCTTTCTTTGTCTATGCTCTTTGGCATTTTGGTATAGAAAACACCAGATAAATCACCGTCGTGCATATGTGCGGGGTTAAAGTCTCCTGCCCATTGGCTTACGCACCACATTGATTCAATTACCATTTTGTCTATTTTCTCAGCTTGTAAAGTTTCACTAGCTGGTGGTATGCTTAGATATTGTTTTACCATCTCACCCATTAAAAAAACTAATTGTTGTCCATCTTTGTCAATCCACTCTGGTGGCACACGAACCTCTTGTTTAACGTTGCCTGCTAAATTTGGTGACCAGTCCCATTGTTTCGCTAATTTAGGGTCGCCAAGTATCTCATCACACTTTTTATTTACAATATCTAGAATAAAATTAGGCACTTTACCTTTAACAACTGTTGGTCCAAACGGACGTATAGCGTCAAATTGTAATTTAATTTCTTTTTGCATTCGGAGTTCCTCCATTTATCTATTGTCATATAACAATAATTTGCCTATAATTGTACAATTAATTGGCTTATTTCACAAGCCCTGCCAGCTTGCTAAAACAATCACATAAATTGCTTAGGAGATTATGCTTAAAGGGTTTTTTAAAAAAATTAAAGATGTAGCCGGGGATTTATCCCCTTTTGCTGGTATTGCAGCGTCTGCATTTGGCCTCGGTCCGTTGTACTCTACACTCATTGGTGCAGGTGTGCCGTTGCTTGCAGGAAAAGGAGGTAAAGAAGCTTTAGCAGGTGGTATAGGTGGATACTTTGGCGGTCAAACTTTTGGATCTAAAGGAGCTGGTACATTTATATCTCCAATGGATATTTTAAAAAATAGACAAATGCAGGGCATAGGTTCAATTACGCAAAAAGCATTAGCAAGAGATTTAGCTTTCGATAGATTAAAAGATGCAGCAGTGTTTGGTAGTTTAGATCCAAAAAATCCATTTAGAAATTTACCTGGAGTAGCCGGTGCCATTGGATTTGGAGCTGGTCTTGGTTTATTTGATCAAGAAGAAATACCTACAACAACTAGAGCAGCATTTGAATATGATCCAGATAAGAATCCATTCTTAGTTAATGATGTAACAGGCGCTTTCTTGGAAGATGCAAGGCAAGCTGATAAACTAGGTGACAACGAGATATTTGATTTTTTAAGAAAGATGGGTTTGATAGGTAGCTCTACAATAAGTAGAGATGGTAATAGAATGACATTTGAGACCGGTAGATCTACAGGGGCTGTAGCTGGCATGCCTGTAAAAGAAACACCTTCAACGCAAGAAAAGATTAGTCAGATGGTGACTATGAAACTTAGAGATCCAAATCGTTTAGAGACAAGAGAGTTTCAATTCAACTTAACAACACAAGAAAAAGATGACATTGCAAAATCAATTGCAAGAGATTTAGGTATATCATCTGACTCTACAGATTTCGAAAACATTTACACGATGGTCATAGATGCAGACCAAGCAGAGTCTATTAGAAGAAAAACAAGTTTACAAGCTCTACCACAATTTTTAGAAATGTTTGGCATGGAAGCAAAAGCAGATGGTGGCGGTATTGGAGATTTAATAGAGCCTAGAGATATGGGTGGTCAAATAGGTGGTGACAGAATAAATCCTACAGGCGGTAGATTAGTTGGCATGGGTGCAGGTAGAGAAGATTTATTAGATGGTGAAATTGTAGATCCTAACACAGGTAAAACACAAGAGATATTGGTTAGTAACAACGAACACGTAATACCAGAGTACACACTATTTGCATTAGGCGGTGGAGACACAGAAAAAGGTCAACAAATGATGGATAATTTAAGAGCTAAAACAAAACCGATGGCTTCAAAAATGGGCTATGACTTTCAAGGGGCTGAAGATGGCAGCATGAATTACGCTCCTGTAATGGCGCAAGATGGATTAGACAGCGGTAAATTAGGAGAATCAGGTAATACAATTTCAGATTTAAACAAACAATTAATGTTTATTCAAAAGGGTATAGAGAATGAACAAAGAATTCTTGAAATGACTCGTGATCAAAATTCTGCGGATAAACTTAAACAATTACAAGCTCAAGAAAGAAGTTTGTTACGCAGATTAGGTTTAACAAAAGATGATTTAGCAACAATGAACATGATGATGCAAGATGGTAGACAAACAGCTATGCCAGGACCAGGAATGAACATACAAGAGATTGTTAGAAAAATGATGGCTCAAGGTAAATCTATAGAAGAAATTATGTCTATTATGTCAAAATTAAATTTAGGTATGCCTAGACAAAGAATGCCTATGACAGCTCAAGATGGTATGCCAACAGAAGAAGTAAATGGTTTAAAAAAATTAGAAATGCAAGATGGTAATATGACTAGTGGTTTAGGTAGAGTTATGGAAGATCTTGATATGGCTAATATGGTTGTGAGGAACATGTAATGGCTCAAGAACAGATAATAGAATATAGAAAACCGGAGTTTATCGAAAAGTCTCAAGCAGATTTAATCAAAGCAATTGAGGATTACATTGTACAGGTCAAAGCTGAGGGATTACCTGAACGAGAAGCTGTTGGATTATCTGATACACAAAAAGAAGCAATAGAGTTATTGAAAGAAGGTATAGGAGCTTTTGATCCATCAATATCAAAAGCTTTATCTGCATTAGATACTGGAATTGATAGAGCAACTGCAACGAGACCAGATTTCTTAAAAACAGGCACAGCGGCATTAGAAGATGCATTAGCAACTAAATTTGATGTGTCCATGGCTGATCCATTTATAAACCAATACAACAAGTTTGTTATTGATGAAATAAATAAACAAGCTGCATTATCTGGTAAAAAAATTGATGACGCTGCAACAAAAGTGGGAGCTTTTGGTGGTGATAGAGAAGCAGTGGCTAAAAGTTTATTAGAAGAAGCAAGATTATCTGCAATCGGTAAAACGCAAAAAGATATATTCGATCAAGCGTTAAAAACAGGTCTTGGTGTGTTTGGCCAAGAAGAAAGTGAAAAATTAAAATCAGCGCAACTTGCGCCGTACTTTACATCTGCAGGTTCTAAAGCTGATGTTGATGCTGCAAAAACTTTGTTAGCAGGTGCTCAAGTAGGTGGTGGATTAGCAAACCTAGCATCAAAACTAGGCATGTCAGATATACAAGCTTTACTAGGAGCTGGTACTTTAGAACAAAAAGTTGCACAGGATTTTGCAAATATTAACTTTACAAATCAATTAGCTGCACAACAACAGCCATTACAATTATTTGGATTTTTGTCTGATGCTATTGCAGGTCTTCCATCTAATCAAGGAACACAAATTCAAACAACGTATGGTTCTACAACAACTCCATTACAAGACATAATCGGCGCGGGAGCAACTATTTTAGGTGGTAGTAATATTTTTAAAGATGGTGGCGGCATGATGGAGAAAGGCATAATGAGTTTGAATCATGGCAGAAGTTAATAAAAATTCTTTACTCAGCGATTTCTTTCAAGACATCAATACAATACAAAGTTTTGTAGGGGATTTTGCACCACGAGATAAATACAATAACATCCAACAAAACTATACTAATTATAATGTTGAAGAATTACAAAATGCTATCAAAGCATTAGACACAGATCTTGCAAATTTTGATCAAGCTGGAACTTTATCTCAACAATTAAAAAATCAATACTACGCATTATCAGGCCAAATGTTTGATAAAGATGTCGGTGTTAATGAACAAACGTATCCTAA